CTTATCAATACTCTTATAAAACGGACAATCGCCGGTAAATGTAGTGTTGTTAAGGCATGTACACTTCCCTGCCTCATCTCTTGCAAAGCAGCGTCTATGGTTATCATCATCGTTCAAACATTTATTTGCAGGTATTTTGCTCATATTTCTATTCCCTCCTGTCTACCAGTTCGTACTGACCGGTCTCTGAATTTATTGTTATCATTTTTTCTATTTCTTCATTTTTTGCCAATTTAATTTTTTTGCAATCGCAGTGCTCACCCGGATCCAGATGAGCACCACATAGTGTGCATGTGTTGTAATACATATTGATATTTTCCTTCTGGTTTGTTACAATATGAATGGACATTCTTTTTTTTGCACCTGCGGATTGCCGTCCAAAGGTGCTTCTTTTATGCCAACTGATGTCACATCATATCTTGAGATAACTCACCCCACGCTATAGCCTTTGCCGTCTGATAAGGGTCATACGGCGGAACGTGCTTGCCTTCATCAAGGTCCTTCTTGTATTTGAGGTAATCTATTAATACCAAGAGGTTGATCCAGGTCACACCTGTTCCGTCCAATATGGCATATGGACCATATCTACCCTTTTTTACATATGCGTCCAGTTCGGACACACGTCTTGTAGCAGTACTGGAAGACACATGGAACATGTTCTTCATGTCTGCCTTACTGATGTAAGGACATGCCGTTATATAGCTAACGCTATTAATATGCAGCCCTGCAGCTCCTTTTGCCAACTTACTCACCCTCCTCACTAAATCCGAGTATGATCTTAACCATCTTGCTGCTCTTGCTGATGAGTTCACTTGTGTTTTTTGAATTTTTCACTATTTTCTCAAAGGCTGCTTCCGCCTTATCCTTTCCAAGCCTTTCTTTCAATTCATTCCTAAACGCCGCCAAAAGGCAATCCATTTCTGCGCATATTGATGCTGTGTTTCCTTCAATCTCTACATGTCCTTTACTTGATAAAATCATATCCATCCTCCTATATTGTTTTGATTTTTATTTACATTGCTTCGTTTTATCCTTAATCATTATCTGGGGCATACAAACTAACAAGTCTTATTCTGTGTTTCACCTGCCCCGGATTTACCATTTCTATAAAGGTCATCAGCATTTCCTCAGGAATAATTATTTCTTCCGTTTCACTGTCAAAATCCAACCTAAATGGTGGTGGCAAATGCTGATCATCTCCGTGTTTCCATCTAAATCCTTCGTACAAGATGGTACCAATATTCATCTTCCTGCAAGTCCGACATTTTTGCGATGATGTACTTTGAAGTTCCATCTCCTCAACGATATCGTATACAGCCTGTAACTGATTAAGTGTCATGGTTTCCAGAATGGTTAATCTTTCAAGATTATATGGAGCACTCCTTGCAAGCTGTCTAATCAAAAAATCTCTTTGTACATTTTCAATAAGTTTCAAAGATGTATGTCACTCCTTTCTTTTCGTAAATAATTATTGCATAATGCGAACATCGCTTGATTTCCTTCCAACTTATAGTGTGATATACTCCTATTACAGGCTCCCGCCAGAGCCGAGTTCTTATGAAGGGAGGTATTAACTATGAATGATCCTGTTACGTTTGAAGATATTTCCAAGTTGGAAGAATCTATCAAGGACCATCAGCTTATTGTTGGCTATGCTATTTTTCGTGCTCTCAAAGAAAATAAAAATATAACTTCAATAAAAGATTTTTATGACTTTGTTTGCGATGCTGAGACTAATTACAATAATCATAAAGATTTGCACATGTTGTAATCAGACAGGCTTACTACCTGCATCTTTTTCGATTCTGTCCCTGACTGCATTCAAAAGTTTCCACGCCTGCGATGCAGTCAGGTGTTCTCTCCTGAATATTTCATATATTTCATCTACTCCTTCTTTAACTGTCACCTTCTCACCTCCGCTGTTCTAGACTTTACATGAATATTTTTCATGTTTAATTTAAAAAAATTTCTCCAAGCTTTACACCGAAATGCTTAGCTAATGCATTTACCTTACTTATTGACACATTTGATATGCTTTTTTCCCAAGCATTGTAGGTCTGCGTGGATATCCCCAGTGCATTTGCTGTCTGTTCCTGTGTTTCATTTTTTCGTGCACGCAATTCTTTTAATGTATACTGCTGCATTCCATTATCACCTCCGCATGAATTATTTTCATGTCAATGATATTACATGAATTAAATTCATGTGTCAAGATATTACTTGAATTATTTTCAATTATTTTTTTGCTTTATTAAAAATCACTTGAATTATTTTCGCATATAATGTATTCTACTTACAAGAAAGGAGGTAGTACAATGTTAGGTGACAATATTCGATATTTAAGGCTTAAGCAGGGATTATCGCAAGAATATATTGCAGAAAAACTTGGATATAAATCTTACACAACGATACAAAAATGGGAGTCTGGTATCTCGGAACCTCCTTTCAAAAAAATGAGAGAATTGTCAGATTTATTTAAAGTAGACATTGATGACTTGGCATATAAAAATCTTCAACTTGAAGAAAATAATATTGTTACCCATGAGAAAAATGGGGTAACAATAAATGTACTTGGACGTGTAGCAGCAGGTATACCGATTAATGCTATAACCGAAATTGAGGATACAGAGGAGATCACAGAGGAACTGGCTAAGAGCGGAGACTTTTTTGCGCTGAGAATTAAGGGTGACAGTATGGAACCTAAGATCAGTAACGGCGATGTAGTTATAGTCAGACAGCAGGATGACGCCGAAACAGGTGATATAGTCATAGCAATGGTTAATGGTGATGACGCCGTTTGTAAACGGCTCAGGAAGTACAAGGAAGGGCTTGAATTGATTTCTACAAACCCCAATTATGCTCCTATATACTTTGATGATGATACAATAAAGACTAAACCAGTAAGGATCATTGGAAAGGTTGTAGAGCTTAGAGCTAAATTTTAAATATAAGGAGAAATATATATGAGTGCACAGAACATATCAGAATACAGGCAATTCACACAGCCTGCAGAACTACATAAGGCAATCAACACCTTAAAGGGCATTGTAGCCGGAATACACGCCGATGGGCAGATCACAGAGGATGAAGTTAATGAGTTAAGCCACTGGTGCCTATGCCATGCTAATCTAATCGACCGCCATCCATTCAACGAGTTGATTCCAATGATCCAGACTGCTTACGAGGACGAGATACTTACCGCAGAGGAAGCAAGTGACATCATGTGGGTATGTGATAACTTCACAGCGGACTCAGATTACTACGATATAGTCACCTCATCAATTCAATTCTTATCCGGTATGATACATGGAATTTTGGCAGATGATAAAATACTGGATAGTGAAGTATATACCCTTAAGTCATGGATAGACGAAAATCACTTCTTGTCAGGCTGCTACCCATTTGACGAGATAGAAAGCGTCCTGCTCTCTGTGTTGGAGGATGGAGTAATCACAAATGAAGAGCGTGACATGCTAAAAGGCTTTTTGAGCAATTTTGTAGATTTAAAATCATCTTACAACCTGAATGATATTGAATTAAACAAATTAAGAGAAAAATACAGTATCAAGGGCATTTGTGCCATATGTGAAGATATGCAGATTGCAAACAATGAAATATGCTTCACCGGGCAGTCTCTTAAAGCTACACGGAAAGAAATAGCTCAGATAATTACTAACTTGGGTGGAACCTTCAAAAACAATCCAACTAGAAAGACTCGCTATCTTGTCGTCGGTAATGACGGTAATCCATGTTGGGCATTTTCGTGTTATGGCAGAAAAGTTGAAGACGCCGTTCAGCGAAGAAAGAACGGCCAGCTTCTGACAATAGTCAACGAAGATGATTTCTGGGACGCTGTTGAAGAAGCCAAATAAAATAAAAATTCCCCCAGATGTTGGCCCATCTGAGGGGGTGTGTTACCTACAAACCTAAGAAGGCTTATATATAACGCATACACGAGTGTATTATATCACAAGCCTTCTGATTTTGATAGGATTTTTTCTATCTCATACAGGAGGAATATATATGTGGACAGAAATTAAAAAGAACGGAACAATCAAGTATTGTGAGAGGTATATGGACCCTCTCTCGGAAAAACTTAAAAAGGTCGCTGTGATCATGCCTAAGGATACTCCGCAGAACAGAAACAAGGCAATTAAGCTCTTAAATGCAAAAATTGAAGAGGCTCTTAAGTGCACAAAAATTAACACAAAAATCACGCTTGGAGACCTGCAGGAAATCTATATCCAAAATCAGGAAATACTCTATAAAAAATCCACAACCAAACGGAACAACATCATTTTGACCTCGGTTATTAAATTACTTGGAGATGATACACTTGTAGACAATATTACTGCCCAGTATCTCAATGAAAAGCTGCTTAAATCCGGTAAGCCCATAAGCACATTAAATACCTACATTACCAGGCTTAAGGCAATGATTAACTGGGGATATCAAAATGATTATCATGACAATTATCAACTCATCCGTAAAATGAAGCCGTTTGAAGATATCGTCCCGGCAGATACCGCCGATAAATATCTTGAGCCTGCGGAAATAGCCAAACTTCTTGAATACATCAGAAGCAAGAACCATTGGCACTGGTATTACGCCACAAAAATACTAATACTTACCGGGCTTCGTACAGGTGAGCTCATTGCCCTTGAAGATACAGATGTTGATCTGCAGAACAAGGTCATTCATGTTACTAAAACTTACGATACTATCAATAAAATCATAACAACGCCCAAGACAGATAACTCAGTACGAGACGTTCATATACAACCGGAGCTTGAAACCGTGATCAGGCGGTGCCGCATATGGCGTAAAGAAAAGCTTTTAGAGCAGGGGCTGAGAAGTGATCTATTCCTGCCGGACATCCACACAGGATCCTACATGTCCCATGCAGCCTATGGAAAGTATTTGAGAGAAGCAACCGAGACAGTACTTGGACACAGAATCACACCTCACAAGCTCCGACACACACATGCTTCTCTTTTAGCTGCTGCCGGCATGACTCCGGACGAAATCGCCAGGAGACTTGGGCACAGTCACAGCGATATAACACAGGATATTTACATCCATGTTACTGAGCAAGTTGTGATTAACGACAATAAAAAAATGGACAAAATCAATTTTTTATAAATTTCTGCCCACCTCGTGCCCACCAAGGCAATTTTTAACCAAAAAGAAAACTCCGAAAGCCTTGATTTTACAGAGTTTTCGGAGTTTTTGTCTAATGCCCAAAGCTGGAATATTATTATTGATTTATTTCTATATCAAATCATGCCAAAAGCCTTAAAAATAGGCTTTTTTCCGTAACGCATTGTACGGAATATAGTCAATAAGGTTCATATTTCTGCCCACCTCGTGCCCACCGAAATAATATAACTGTGCAATTTTTATATGTGAGATTGCAAAAAAAGCACCATCCGGATTGCTCCGGATGGTGTGTAATCTCCCTGAATATCACTGCTTCCTGTGTTCTATAAGTTCTTCTACCAGAAGTCTTGTTAAATCACATATGGTATTCAATGTATCTACCTACTTATATGACTTCACTACATCACCATCAAAGTGATTTTCTGCATCTTCATCAGGATTGACAGATTCTAATACATAGAATGCAACCCTACGCTTCTTGTCGCTCTCGGTAAGTCTGCCCCATTCCTGACCTGCTGCCTTGACAGCCTTTTCCTTTGTCTCATATTCATTTGTGAACATGTCATTCTTAAGTTCATCAATTACAATATACTTCATATCTTTTTTACCTCACTTTTATATTGACCTTGCCATAATATTCTGATATCATCTTTTAAAAGATTGAGGGTGTTGGTGGCAAGTCCTCAACCCTCTTTCTTTTACCCCTGAGCCTTACTTATCAAGTAAGGCTTTTACTTTATCCTTGGCTTCTGCTAAATCTTTGCATCCCTCAAGGATCTCAAGAATCTTTCTTGTCTGATTCTCTTCTGCAACCTCTTTAAGTAACTCTCCTACATTCATATCGTCCATTCTTTTTCTCCTTTCTCTTGCCTTTTAGTAAGTTCCCCTTACAAGTATTATAATACACCTTATAAGGTGCATTGTCAAGCATTTTATCCATATTTTTAAAATTTATTTTTCTTGATACTCAATAAGATCTTCTACTGGTAAGCCTGTCAAATGGCAAATCACCCCAAGGGTTTCAGTGGTTATGGGATCATTGTTCCTAAGTCTTGTAATTGTGCTTTGTGGAAGTAACTTCTCACGTCTTAAGCGTGTGGTGTTGTACCCTGCATCCTTAAGTTTTTGCAAAATATCTTTATAAATTATCATTATATTACCTCTTTCTGCCAGCAACCGCCCCAGCTCGGTTGTATGTTATTAACAGTTACCATTTACTACTGGTCTAACTATTTGGTATTCTGTGAATGTCTTAGCCATTATTTCGGCCAGTCCTTTATCTATCCCCTGCTTGATTAAATCCTCTTTATATGCTTTCTTTGCTCTCTTCTCTGCTACTGTCATTTCTATTACCTCGCTTTCTCTTCCTTACAAGTATTATAATACACCTTATAAGGTGCATTGTCAATGCTTTTTTGTATTTTTTAGTGTTTTTTTTAAAAAAAGAGCCTGCCATTAATGACAAGCTCTTAGATATCTTATATATTTCTATTAATCTATAATCACAAACACCAGTTCCGCCCCTTTATACTTGGTTGAATTAAATACCACCATATAGTTACCGGTGCTTTCATTAGGCGATAGCGTGTATTCTGAGCTATTGCACAAAAGGCCGTTGCAGTATACCTTAAGATTAGAGTTGATGGTAAGCTTATAGCTTCCAGGAAACTCAATAGTGGTCTCTCCGGCTGCATTAGATACGATATATTCATACCGCCTATAGTCCACCTCAGGGCTGTCAACAATGCCACCGCAGTAGCTTCTTCTGTCCGTCACTTGGTCAGTTATAGACATTGCTCCGGCTTCCACAAGGATATCCGCCAATCTGATCTCGTATATGTCATTGGTCTGCATAAGCTCCGGTACGTTTGGAGTGTTTGCAGGATCTCCGTCAATCACAGCCAATGCCACTGATCTATCCGCCCTTGCATACCTTATGACCACGCTTGAGTACCTCGGCATTGTAGCGTGAGCTGTGCTCAGCTCTAAGGTCTTGATGGTGGTGTTAAGGTACCAGTGATTATTTACAATCGCCTTTCCTGTATCTACATTTACGCTTAGCCCTGCTGCCGGTGACACAAGCAATGCGTTCTTATAGTACCGGAATACTCCATCAGACAGCAGCCCGGCAAATATGTTATTGATATCGTCCGCCGAATATATTCTATCCGGCTCTCCTGACGTCATTTTTGCGTCAAAAAATCCACTTTTTTCAGCCATTCAATAAGCCTCTCTTTCTTCCTTATTTATAATGCTCTTGCTTCAAATGTTGGAATTACACTCGCCCCTTCGTCACTGTAGCTTTCAATCACGCTTAAAACCTGTGACTTGGTGGTCGCTCCATATGGTCCAATCACTGATACATAATCGCCAAGGGTATAATCCCTCCCATACACATACATGCCATACGGCTCAATCTCTCCGTCAAGCTTTTCAGCCGGGGTATATGCTGCAAGCTTTTCAACACCATTTTCCTTAAGGATCTCCATATATTCACTTTCCGAGATCTCACCATTATTAGTACTGGCGTCTCTCTGATCAACATACAGCTCATATCTGTTAAGTCCTGCAGCAGTACCAACACTGGCACATTTTCTGTTCTTTCCCTCGCCCTCACCTGCCACAAGGGCTACATTCTTGTATTTTTCATAGCTCAGGGCATAATCGCTATTAAGAAGATTTTCGTTCGCAGGACTGAACTCAACATGTGGGTATGTATCCTGCTCAATGGATCTATCTATTCCCTTATACATGTATATCACCATCTCGCCGTCTGAATTAACATATATATCCCAGCCTATGCCAAATGACTTGAACAGGTCAACCATGTATTTCAGAAGGTTGGTACCTGTCACCTGCTGCCTTATCACTTCTTTATATCCTTTCAGTTCAGCTAATATGATACCAGGTATTCTTCTTGCCGGATTGCTTGGATTGATAAGGTTCTCATTTAGCAGGCGGCGAACCTCAACCTCAAGAAGTCCATCAAGATTAGTCTGCTGCCATATGATCCTTCGCCCGGCAATGCTCTTTAAGTCATGCCCTTTCACAAGCAGGTGATCTCCGTTTACTATGTCCGTTTTTATATTGACTGTTTCTATTATCATCACATTCTTCATGCCATTAGCGGTCATGTCTTTGTCTCTTACCAGGCAGTTGTTGGGAGCCAATAATCTTGTGTGTTTATCATTTGCCTCTAGGTACAGTTCACAGTCACCGGCTTCGATATATTTGATGTTCCATATGCAGCTTTCATATTCGTCAATGGTGTCCAGTATATCGAATTTGGAGTTTAACACCAATATATCCATGCCTATACCCCCTCGTATTCATTTGTGTATGTGACGATAGAGTCCATATATTCTGCTCCTGTATCCGCAGTCTGTATCAGAGTATTAGATCCAGGTTGGAGCTGCAGCCATTTGGACGTCCTGTCCATCTTGTTAATAAGGTTAGTGACAGTGCCTCTATAGTTCTTATATACGGACTTCTTGCCATTCCGTGTATCAATAGTGATAACGTCATCAAGATGATAAGACCCATTGAGCCGGAAAGACTGGTTGGCTTCTATGTGGTATATCACAGGGTTGATCACCGTGCCTTTACAGTGGATTTCGTATATCATCCCTATGGTGTCATCAGCAGTAACATTAATCTTCGCACTCATATCATCCTTTACAGTGCCGAATACCACCGGTTTACTGAGCACCTCTTCATCATCGTAAGATGTCCAAGCTGATATATTTTCGCCTGCTTCCACCTTGGCATGATATATGTGATATATCCCTTTTTTCAAGAAATCAATATGTACAGCTCCTGTCTCACTAGCAGTAAGCACCTTAATATACTTACTCCAACCCTTTGACGTGCCATACACGCCCTGAGGTGTATCAACATAGACGTTTATTCCTGCTGCCGCCTCCGATCTTATCCAGAGCTGTACTGCATATGTTCCGGGACATGGTATACTGCCGCCTAGTTCAAGCGTGCACGGCAGGGTGTCAACAACAACCCTGCACATTGTGTCAACGGCACCATTGGGGCATATATCCTGACATGATTTCATTGTATTCACTGTATCACCTCTCTCTGTGAGTTAAACTTTGATAGCGAATGTGAACGTGTGCGGCTCTCCGGCGGTAAGCTGTATAGGTTCAGCTAAATTTTCAAAACCAATAAGAACTCTGTCTGCGTCATTACAACACACAAGCCCAACGCTGTTTATCGTTGCAGGTGAAATTGGAGTAATGGATCTTGAATATACACAGGCTACGCTATGATTAGCAACTCCTCTGCTATTATTTGTTATTGAATAATCTGAAAAAATATCGTTAAATTCATAATTATCAATACTTTCATTGGCTTTGGATGTGCTTAATACAAGTGCAACACCGTCAGATTGTGAACTGTCACCTCTCCATGTGCTTAATCCTTGCGTCCAGTAATTGCTTGCAATGAGCACTCTACTCCCTGTAAGAGTCTGTGCTTTTTCTAAATCGGGCATACCATTGTATGAAACATTAAATGGGCTATACCCAAGCAAATTGTTAAAATTTTTAACCAACATTATTTGTAACCTCCGTTGTAAATCCATTATTGTTTATGTTTGTTGTTGCCGCGCTTTGTGCGGTCAACGCTCCCTTACTACTTCCTGAGAAGTTATTAACAGCGTCAACCAACTCCACAAGTCCATCCTCTATGTGATTAAGCTGTTCCGCACTGAGCACATCACCGGCTTTGAAATCCTGCCTTACATATTCCATATCATCCCTCCTATCCAAGTGTTGAATTGTCCAGACGTCCACTGCCAAGAACGAAAAGCCTTTCATCCCTCGGCAGTAATACATTATCCGAACATATCAGGTCAGCTCCGCCTCTTACCAGATTGGTGGTAAGAAGCGTATACCATGGCATGTAGAAGCCTTTTGCCACATTGTTGTTATCAACATTATTTCCGTGAATGTCGATAAAATTAGGCTGTGGGCAGATGATACTTACCTGCATTGTCTGTGTCTGGGTGAACAGATCCACCTCAGCACTCTCTACATAGCCATCAATATATACATCCCTGGTTCCATTTTTGTAGTAAACTCTAATCCAATCATGACTCCTTATGTATCTATATAGCTTAATCCGGTTCTCTTCCACCTGATTTCTGACATATATAGTAAGCACTATGTTTCTTTTCTGCTTCCTCGAGCTTACATACTGCTCTCCACCATAATTAGCCACAGTGGTAGTCACTATGTTGCTGTTCACAGGTCCCAACCCGGTTGCCTTGGTGATATAGTCTAACGTATCAGTCAGGCAGAGCTTTTCGCCGTATCTATTTTCTATAGTTATCTCATACATCAGACCGTACCTCCTGTGGCATAGTTGAACTGGTTCCTCGTCTGTCTATATATCTCCAATCTATTCAATGCCTTAGGGCTGTTGTTGGTCTGATTGAAGCTATAGTTATTTGTGATCTGTGTTGTCTGGCCAGCTGAAGCTACTGCCGGATAGTAAGAAGCCCTAAGTCCGTTTTTAACCAACTGAGTATTCGGCACATCAAGCCCTGAGTTGAAGTTATCAACAAGGCTGCTTCCCATCTTCTTGACCTTTTCACCAAGCTTGCCTATGTTCTCATCAAGTCCGTTGCCAAAACCTGCTAAGAAGAACTTACCACTTGTGTTAGTGAGCTTAGATGGAGAGTGCTCTCCAAGAGAGGAGTTAAACCAACTAAGTATCTTTTTTCCAAGGCCTGATACATGCCTGCTCAGCTTACCAAGCATAGTGTCATCATTCATTCCATCAATGAAACCCTGGGTGAAGTTCTTACCACTGTTTGTGGTGTCTACCGACTCTAATCCTTCCTTGCCTTTCTCACCGACCTCATTAGCAGCACTCTTTACAGCCTGTTTCTGTGACTCCACTCCCTTTGCAACTGCCTTACCGCCATCTCTACCTTCTTTCTCGGCTTTGCTCTCAAATTTATTGAGCTCGGATGTGGCAGCATTAACCATGTTGTATGCAGCGTCCACCATTTCCTGTGTGACTCCGGGTGCACCATTTTCAACAGCCTGTTTCAAGTTGTCGTAATTTTCCTGCATATCCTTAACCTGCTGCTCAAGGGTACGCTTGTTACCTTCTTCCGCAGTGATGAAATTATTAACCATCAGGTTAAGTGAGTCATTTATCTTCTGGGTATCCCCGGATATGATTGCAGAGCTTAATCCCTCATAGTTCTTGATGGTGGTGTTATAGCCAATCCATGTGTCCTCAGCCGCTTCAACCTCACTATTAAGAGTCTGCTGCTTCTCAGTCAATCCATCTATCTTTGAGCCATAGCTCTCCAATGTTGTCTCATAGGCTCCACGAAGATCTATAGCTTCATCAAGTAAGTTGTTCTCTGCTGCCCACTGATCCACAGTCTGATTTTTCATCTTATTGTACTCATCCTGTGTCTTAGTAAGTTCGTCAGTCACATCTGTCAAGTCTTTTTGAGCACTGGACAATGTGTTAAATGCCTCTGTCTGATCAGATATGGCTTGTGTATACATTTCTTCATTAGCCTGTAGTATGATCTGTGCTTTTTTCGATGATATCAACTCAAGCAACGCCTGTTTTTGCTTGTCATAGTTATCTATCACATCTCCTGTCATGCTGATCTCGGTATCAAGAGCGTCGTTGAGTGTATTTACTATAAAACTTGCTCTTTCTTCATAGCCTTTCTTAACCCTTCCGTTGGCGTCAACGATACCATCAAGCTCATTTGCAAGCTCTTGATAATAGCCAAATTGAGACTGTGCGTCCGCCACCGAGGCCTCTACGGCTTCTTTGGTGGTTCTATATGACTCAGAAAGCTGATCTACTGCTTCTTTATTTTTCTTTTCTTCGTCAGTAAGCTCCGCCCACTTCTCCCTCACCGGATCACTGGTATCACTTAACAGCACGAGAGCCGTGACAAGTCCACCCACAGCCAGAGCCGCAATCCCTGCCGGACTAGCCATCTGAACGGCATTAAGTACCTTCTGTGCAGTTGCAGCACCCTCAACAGCAGTTTTAAGCGACTTAAAGGTAGTTACCATGGTATCCACAGATTTTACGAATGTTGCTACCTTATTTACTACAAAAACTGTGGCTATAGTAGCTCCTGTTGCTTTCAACATCTTGTCAACTGTATTAATGTTGTTAATGCAAAAATTGGCAAACTTTTCAGCTTTTGGAACATACTTCTGTGCCAATGGGACAAATAGATCCATCTTAATGGTACGACCTATCTGTGTCATCTTATCCTTGATGTTGTCGTACTTGACCTTCTTAAGCTCCTCCATGGACTGGGTGGTCTTCTTGATCTCTCCCTGGGTATTCACCAGAGCCTTAACGCCCTCAATTCCAAGGTCTTCCCACATTGTACCGAACAGATCCACACCTGCCTGGTTCTGTGCCACCTGATCGTCCATTTCCATGAGCTTTTTAAGGACTTCCTGTGTTGCCTTCTGGGCACTTTCACCGCCTGCGGCGAACTCCGCCCTAAGGTCCTCGGCAGTCTTAACATTCCCACTTGTGGACTCTTCCATCTCTGCAAGCTTAGTCTTGGCGTTTTCAATCTCTTTTGAATAATCGGCGATGGTGTCTGCCATCTTCTGCTTCTTAAGCTCACTTGTCTTGGCGTTAAATTCGCTTTGCTCCTGAGTTGCATATGAGAGTTTTTTCTCAAGTTCTGCCACCTTATCCTTCTGAGCTTCGATCTCTTCGGTGGTTGCACGGACTCCATAGCCTAAGAGTGAGAAGCCTTCCGTTGTGGAAGTGGCGGTATCTTTTGTTCGGATACCAAACTCTTTCATAGCGTCTCCAAGCTTATCTACAGAGAATGTACCTGACTCCGCTCCATTAACAAGTGAGTTGATGAAGCCCTCAGCACTGTAGCCAAGCTGTTTGTAGTGCACAGAATACTCATTAAGGGTATCCAGAAAGTCTCCGTTCTTATCAAGCCCCTTCTGTGCTCCCTGCACTATCAGGTTATAGGCTTCTTTGCCACTAATACCGAACTGTGTCATGAGCATGTTCACTGCTCTCATTGACTCTTTGATGTCCCATCCGAATGTATCCCTTAATGCTATGGCGTCCTCGGTAAGTTCCTTTAATTTGCTAGGATCTACTTCTCCTGTCTGCTGTTTGACCTCGGCCATTGCCTCTGCTACATCTTCCAAACTTTCGCCATAGTTGTTCTTATAGATCTCATTCATGATGTCTCTATACTCTTCCATGGCTTCGTTTGTTGCACCTGTCTTTGCCTGGAAGTTACTTGAAGCACTGTCTGTTTCTTCCACAAGTTCCTTCATGGTGTCTTTAACCGAGCTTGCAAGAGCCTTAAGTCCATCAGCGATCAATACACTGATGGCACCTTTCATGATCGTAAACCCGTCACCGGCGTTCTTAGCTCCATCGGCTGACTCATCAAGGCTATGGTCAAGATCATCTGCTGCCTTGCTTGCTTCGTCCATCTTCTTCTTGCTGGTGGCTATGTTGGAAGAAAGATCATCTATCTCGTCTGCCAAAACTTTGGCTTCCTTGGAGTTCTTACCATATTCAAGCACCGCATTTGAATAAGCTTTTTTAAGCTCTGCAAGCTTACCTTCCTGCTTACCGATGGTGTTGCTGAGCTTATCCATCGCACTTTCCGACTTACCTGACTGAGCCTGTATGTCTGCCAAGGAGTCTGTATACTGTGCTATCTGCTTCTCGGTCTTAATGATGGCGGCTTCCTGATTTTCAATCTTAATCTTAAGATTGACAGCTTCCCTGGAGTCTTCGCCCATCTGCTCTGCAGTGAGTTCATACTGTTCCTTAAGGTTAGCAAGAACTTTCTTCTGACCGCCAAGAACCTTGTCAAGCTGGGTGAGTTTGGCACTCACGCCATCAGCACTTGACGCCCAGTCATCCAATCCTGCTGTCTGCTTCTTAAACTCAGCATTGGCAAGTGATATCTGCCTTCTGGCAGTCTGCATACCTTTTACAAGCTCGGATATGTCAACCTTATATTTGGTGGTTGTTTCGTTTTCCTTACCCACTTTGTTTCCTCCTTCCTTTTTTATTTAAAACCAGTCATCACCTGCCTGCCTACGGATAACCTTAACATTGTTTCCGTCTGAGGCTCTGCCACTGTCTTTTCTGTTAGCCTTGTTGTATTTGTTAATTCTTTTTATGAGAAGGAATACCTCCCTTGCCTTCTTCTCTCGGATAGAAATGGGATCCAATCCTGTAAAGTACCTGCACAGATTAACAGTGCTTTCGAACAGTACATCATATAAGGGGAGCTGTTCGTCTCCCGGCTCTAGTTTTTTGAGCCATCCTCAACCCCTATAAGCAGGTCAAATCCATAGCTGAATATCTTCTCAAAGATCTGCTTAACTTCCTTCACCTTCGTACGCCTGAGTTCCTCATCCGTAAGGCCATCAAATACATCCTTTAGGAATGGCTTGATAAGTGGAAGCAGCCTTATGATCATCTTGCCAAGTTCTACAGACTTATCAATCTTGTCCAGGTCAATCACATTTAAGACATCCTCGATGGTTCCGTACATCAGGTCATATGTGTCAGTTATGTAGGTCTTTTCAATGACCTTGCCGTTATATATGTTTAATTTGAGTTCCATAATTTATCTCCTTACAAATAATGAGGGAGTGTGTGATCTCCCTCATTTTTTCGTACTACTACAGACAGCAATCCTTACTTGCTTACTGCCTTGTCAGCCTACTGGGTAGCAAGTGCCGCTAAAGCCGTTGCAATCGTATCAGGTGTCTGCACAGTCTCAAAGAACTTAGCCTCGCCCGGTGTGAATTTACTAGCCGGTATCTGTACCGCCTTGGCGTTCTCTCCGGTCTTCTCAAATTTATGGATAGTGCTTACTCCGGTGTATGTTACCTCCTGTCCATTGGCTTCTGTTCCATCATCCTTAGTCTTATGAGTTGCAGATGGAATACCAAAGCTTCCCTTAAGCCTCCAGACATATCTCTCCTCACCGCTTGTATCCTCTGTGATATAGCCTATGGCATAGTTCTTATCCTTTCGCTTGCCTTCAACAAGCATGCCTGTTTTTTCATCGTAATACTGACCGGTGATCTTAGCGTATACATCATCTGCCAATGCTGATCCTGATATGGTTATAGTATCAGAGCCGGTAGAAGTAATGACAATAGCCGGCATATTATCGTAGTAATGGGTGTCTGTCGAAGTCGTAGTATCCTTTGAAATCTCACTTGCCCATATCATTGAGAAAGGGGTGCCTACCTCAAACTTCTCCGCTGTATCTGTGATTACCTCAGCACATACAACGTCACGAACACCTCTATACTCTATACATTTTGTTTTATCCATACTTACCTCCGTTAATCTATTAGTGTACAACAATAGTTACATTCATTCCTCTGCCAATGTGAGTAGTCTCATCGCTCATCACGTCATGCCCCCTGTCCGGGGTTCTAAATCCATTGTCATGTAAAGCCTTTCTGGCTTCCCTCAAGAGCTCATACGCCCTTTCCGGATCTGATGAATACACGTTGACGTCATAATCGTAAAGCACTGCTTTTGTCACATTGTCATAAGCTTTTTCCTCAGTTTCCTGATTGTTCCAAATCGTAAAGAATGTGGGTGGATAGGCCTCATCTTCTGTCATGGATCCCTGCCTTGCGACCGGGTATCCGAAGCTTGACAGCACCTCAATAAGTTTATCTTCCATATCCTCTCACATCCTTTCCAGTATATTGTTTAGTGCTTCCTGCTGTATTTGAGCAAGCTGCTTCTTAATTCGTGCTCCGTAGAAGTCATTATATATCTTCTGCGACTTGGCATGCCTTGGCGTGCCGTACATTAAAAATACACTTACTAAGCCGTCTTTCTTAAAGTCATAGCCGACTTTGATCTCTGCCACAGGCCCTTTCCATTCGACATTGTAGTTGGTGTCTATGCTCTTCGCTAATCTGCCTGTTGAGTATTTACCTTTAGCAGGGAAGTTAGCCTTGACAGTATCCTTAACGAGAGTATCGGTAACTACCCTCTTACTGGCTTTAAGAACATTGGTGATTGCGTCCTTGACATCTGCCTCTGCTGCCTCAAGGCTTGATACCATATTCTCCATGTCAATCTGGAGTCCTATCTTATTCTTGCCCATTAAGCACCACCCTTGACTGCTCTCACCTTCATCTGCAGGTACTGGTTGCTCATGTTGATGTTCTCAGGCGTGCCAAGTATCTCATAATCCAGTCCGTTTATCACAAGCCTACAATCAGCCTTGATATCCGCTCTGTACCACGTCTGGACTACGCCTGTATTCTCAACCACAACCTGTCCGTTTGAGGTTGTTTCAGTTCCACCGAATGTCTTGAAGCTTATGTAGATATCATCTTTCTTGGCATATGTCTTCTTATTTATTCCCTTGACATTTTCAATACTTGCCACCATCAGCTCTGCATGTACGTTGAACGGAAGGGAAGGGGTGAACATCTTCACTCGACATCCTCCTTTTCATATATAAGATTGGCGATACACATATGGGCATAATCGCTGAGCTTCTTGTAGTTGTACAAGTCATCAACACATGTACATATCACTCCTATGGCCGTATCGCTATCAACAACGCTCTCAGGAACGCCAAAGCCGATCAGCCTTTGCCTGACATCATCAAGCTTTGCCCCAAGAGGTCCGTCAAGGTATTCTCCTGTTATATTCATTGACTGTTTTATAGCCTTAAGCTGATCGTCTCTGGTCATTTTTTACCGCTCCTTACTGTCCGCTGCTGGCAGAAGCCTCTGATGCTGTATCCTTACCCTTCTTAATGATAAGAACTCCATTAGGGTCAACAAGCTTACCATCGCAGATCATGATACATTTGTTCTTGACTTCGTTAGTGTCGTTATCTACCCACTTAACAGTTGTCATCTGTTTATTAGTGTTTACTACATAATCCGTAAGATTTACAAACGCAGCAACTACATCGCCCTCTGCAGCGTCGTCCCATGAAGCGATAAGATCATCCTCTACAGTTTCTACAGTCTTGCCTAAGAACCTGTATGTCTCCTCGCCGTTGATACCATAGTTTGTCCTTCCGATAGGCTGACCATTCTTATCAACCATTCCATCAATGTGCCCGTCAAAGGTTGACTGGTTCATGATAAATGATCCGTTGCGGTATGCCTTCTTCATCTTGGCCTTAACCTTCTTATGCCATCCATCCCATGAGGCAAATTCAGTAGGTGTGATGGTTATGATGTTAGCCTTAGGGATCCTAGGGTCATTAAGGATACCCAGTGGCTGCTTTGTGCCACTGCCCTTCATTATTGCTTTTTCCACAGCCTTAATGATCGCCTCTGTTGCAAGAGGCACGAACAGATCCTGGAACTCACTGATTGTAACCGCATTTGCAAGCAATGTCTGAGCAATCTTACATTCAACTCCAAAGTATGAGAAGGTAACTGTATCCTGAGCAGAAATCTTCTGAGACTCCGACTTGCCTTCACCTACCCATGTTGCTTCCGGCTTAATTGATAATATCGGGATAGTAATACCTCCCTGAACATTAAGCTTACGGACAGCCTTATATATGTTGCCGTATGTGTCCATCTTCTGCACGATCTCATGCATAAGGGTTGTTGGGATTACGGCACTGGCGTCAGTTGTGCCAGTAACAGCGTCAGTTCTAAGTTCTGCAGGGATTTCCACACCACGGCATACATACTCCATGAACGCTGATCTATATTCCGGAGTATCGTGGCGATCTACATTCTTATTAGATCTCTGTGCTACTGTTGCCACTGAGCTGTATGACGCAATAGGTGTGCCGCCTCTAAACTCAGCGTTAGCAGGTATCTGTGATCTGCCTTCCGGATCACCACCTTCCGGATCACCGCCATTTCCATCTCCGCTTCTGCCCTCGTCATCAAGCTGGTCAAGCTGATCCTGTGCGTCCTGCAGCTCATCAAGCACCGCCTGGAGAGTATCTCCAAGTGATCTAACTTCGTCCGCTGTATTAGCTTCCTTAATGAGCTTTCTAAGCTCTGCAGCTCTCTTATTTTTTGCATTAATCAAATTCTGTAAATACTGCTTAAACTTCATCTTTCCTCTCTTTCTGTTGCACGAACTGCAACGATAACATATTACTCATCACCAAATAAGTAATGAGCTTTCAACTTCTCAAGCTCCAGATCACCATTATTATCAGAGTCCTCTGATCGGCTTCTCACACTATCCAGTGTGCTTTTCACGCTCTCCAGCGTTTCTTTCGCTCTAACGGAGATGTCAGTTGCCTCATATGCTGGGAATGTCACGGCGGATACTTCATCCACCTCCCCAATCTTTTTTATGTGTCGAGTTGGATAATCACTATCCAAGTTCTCCCACTCTTCATCTGCTACGGAAAACATAAATGACATTCCATCTATGTCCCCACGGCTTACCGCCGAATACAAGTTGCGGGCGTCACTGTTGTTCTCAACGTCTACGTTTGCCCTTATCTTCATACCCTTATCATCCGGAGTAAGCTGCATGGTTGAATTTTTATTGTTCCGTCTTGATCTTGCAAGAGGTATCATATGTGTATCATGATTTACCAGAAGCCTTACATCCCTCAGATTGGTGTCATCAAGTGCCCCAGGTTCAATCACCTCCTGGAAGTATCCACCAATGTCAGTCGGTGAATTATACACGATCGGCCTTCCCTCAAGGAAGTGCCCATGTTCATCATCATTTCCTGCCCGGACATCAAATTTATAAAAACGTGTCACTACGCAGTTTTCATTATTTTTGTTCGCCATCCTGTCCTCCAATCTTTTTCTTCTGATACAGCCATGCCTTGTTGGCGTCAACATAGTTGAGTGACTGCATTCTTACTCCTACAAGCTCCGGCAGAGGCTCATATCCTACCGCCGTTCTCTTCTCGTTCTCGTACAGATCACCAGCATCGCCTAAAAGCCTTAACATCTCAATGACCTGATCAGTAGTCATAAATTCAAGGTGTTTTGTATAAAACCTTACCTCGTTTCCTCTGGTCTTCTGGTTATCTGTGAACAGGGTCTTTGTAAAAGCACCATTCATACGCATTACAAGAGGTTCTATCGTCTTTTGAAAAAAAGCCTCGTACTGTGCCTTGGTATAATCCCCTGTCAATATCGGCAACGGAACGCCGAAATTACGAAGTATCTTCTCGTCTATGAATTTAAGAGTTTCGGCGTCAACGAATTTGATATTAGGGTTGATGGGGATATACTCACTCTTAAGATCGAGTGGAAGAAATCCACTCATATTCTGATTAAGCTTCTTCTCCAAGTCCCTCATGGCCGTTTCAGTCTTGCCATCATCCATGTATGTGTTGAATTTGACCACGCCGGTAACTGCAAGGCTTTTCTTTGCAGCCTTGCTTACGCCTTCAAGCAGGTCATTGTTGATCTGCAATGTCTTAAGCAAGGATGAGTTGTCAGGCTGTCCAAATTCATTGCCGCCCATAAGCTCATTGACGCTGTATCTGTACCTTATATGTATCACATCGCTGTACGGAAGAACTGTCTCATATCCGTTAAGAAAACCAAGCTTGACATACAGATCATTGTTGCCATCCTGCTGCCACTCTACGCTTGTAGGCATGACAGGGAATAGACCTGTGTAGCGTTTCTTCTCCCTCCCCTTATCATCTCGCCACACGGCATATGTGGGGATTATCCAGCTATTGTAGTTAAGCATGAGAAGCCATACTACCTTTTCGATAAAATCTGTTGTAGTCATGAGACTATTGGGTTCTTTCAAGAGCTGTTGCAGATCATCATTTACAGGAATTATATCCGAACCTTCAACCCTTACATGTTTGGGTATAAGCTTCTGGCACTCCTGCACGATACAATTAACCGCCTGCTGCACCACATCACTGGCATATATATCCTGCCCAAACTGGCTGAATATCGGCGTATAGCCATTCATCATTTCTGCAAGCAGATTGTTTGTTCTTCTTTTTTTCAAGAAGCCGCTAAACCAACCCATCTTAGTCCCCTTTCTTAGTTGCCTTCATTCTATTTACCATTTCTGTAAGTTCGCTCTTGTGCCGCCGATACATCTCATACAGACCTATCAGGGTTACAGAGCCATCTATCTTATTTTCATTTGTCGTCTTAATACACAACGCCTGCCGCTTGTCATTCACCTGCAGGCACGCATTTTTAAAATTCCATCTATCCACAGGATTTTCGTTGTAATTGATCAACTGGCTTTTTAGATCAGCTTCAACAAGTCTGATGGCATTGTTGAGCGTGTCTGCGTTCTGCAGAACCATCTCAAGCTCCTTGCCTTCTCTTGTCCAGCCGTATTCATTCATCCTGTTGATCCAATCTTTCGAAAACCTCTGATCATATCCGCAGTATATGAGCCGGATACCATAATCCAAAAAGAGTTTATAAAACCAGTCAGCTACCACTGCCAGATCTATCTCATTATCCGGGCAGACTGTGATATATCCTGCGTCTACCCATTCTTTATAGTGAGCTCCAGCCTTGTGGTCATCCTTATCAACATCCAGTTTTGATCTAGGCACAAAATACTGTGTATGTATGTATTTGATAGGTTCTCCCGGCTTCATGAACAGCACCTTGGCACAGCACAGGTCTGTTGTTTCTGCCAGATCCACCATTCCAAGGCATATGCTGCCTCTGAACTCCTCAATGTCATAGGTTGCCGGATATGTGTAATCCTCAAGATCAAGCCAGCTCTGGACTCCATTCTGCTTGATGTTGAAATCCTTTGACATGACAAATATCCTGTCTGCCTTGGATTGCTTGGCAAGCTCTATCTGCTCATCGAGGTAATCCCACTTCTTCACCATTCCAAGGGTTGGATTGGATTTCATCCATGACCTTCTGTTAGTCCACACCTCTGTCTCAGAGTCCTGTGTGTATAACCAGTCAAGTCTTCTTTTTGAAGCAAGTGAGTCATCCTCCCGGTAGATTGCCCTGTGAGCTTTCTTAAGTTCCTCGTCAAGAAACCCATCAACAACGAACCCTTCTGTCGTGATAAGGTACAGCTTAGGATTATCCTTTAAGGACTGGGACTGCTCTATTGACTTAACGATGACATTCGTCTTCATCTCGTGAACCTCGTCAACTATTGCAAAGTCAATGTTTCTGCCTTCCTTGTTCCTGGTTCTGTCCGACAGCTTAAATATTTTGGATCCATTGTTTTTGTTACTTAAAAATCTCTGATTTCTGTGGGTATCCACGCTTTCAGGATCTATCAGCAATCTCATGACATCTATTGCGTCATATGTGATTGACGCCTGATTATCGTCATTGGAACTGCATACGATATCCGCTCCGGGGTTTCCAACAATCAACTCGGACATACCAAGGGCTGAACATGTTTCGCTCTTTGTATTTTTACGAGCGATTTCTAACAATATACGCTTGAATCGGTCAAAGCCTGTATCGACCATCTTGAAACTGTATGAAGCTTCGATAAAAGCCTTCTGCCAGTCCATAAGTACCATTGGCTGATTATAAAAAGGGCTTTTTGTAAGCCTCAGGCAGTTCTCCATAAAGTTCATCCTCAGATTGGCAGCTTCTGTATTGTACAGATACTCACCGGTCTTCATGTCTTCATGCAGGTTATTGAGCTGCGTTTTCAGATCCTCTCCGATAATGTATGTGCCGTCCTCACAGAGTTCCTTGTACCTGAGAAGGTGGCTATTGTCCGGGGTCCATATGACCCTATCCTGTATCAGCATGTACTCACCTCCACATTACTTAAGAGCCTGGGTATATTTTTTAGCCCATATCCTGAGAGGGCTCTCCTCACTGTCTGCGTCCTGTCCTGTACAATGTGCCAACACCTTAATAGCATTTGTATATTGCTGCAATGTTTCTTTGTACAACTTCGCTGCCGGAGTAGCTTTCTGACGCTCAGGGTTGTTAGGATCAACTCGTATCTGTGGTAGATTTCTATATTTTTCAAGCTGTCCTTCCATGAACATGACCTCATCTATCAATCTATCCACAAGTTCATTGTTGTTCTTTATTATCTTTTTAAGCTGTGTGCGTCTATCCATACGTCCACCTCTTACTGCGGTATCGCCATATTGATGTAAGCAATGTATTTCTGTGCATTTTGCACCGAGAAGCTAAGCTTCATAACATTTCCCTTAAGCTCCGCCACTCCGAGGTCAGTCTCATGTATTGTTCCAAGTCCGTTATTTCGGACAGCAATCGGCTGTTCAACACTGCCCATCTTGTTAAATGAATTAGTATGCGCCAATGTAAGATTTGCACTGAGCTCACCTACGGTAGAGCCAGTGTCTATTGCCACCGCTCCAACCACATACAGCACTCCACTAAGCAGTCTGCTGTATATGTTGTTAGTTTTGATAATCGGGTCTGAGGTTGTTGCCTTTACCCAGCCGGTATCATTCGCCGGCATTACAGGAATTTTGTTTTTTTCGCCGTCAAAACCGTACGTTGCCATTCTTTCTCCTTTTCAATTCCAAAAATCTCATTTTTTTGGTTGCTGTGAGAATTATGCCCACCCAACAGTCCCCCGTAAGGCTTAAAAATCCCTCTTAGAGGGGGGTGTACCTTTCCCACCAATCATCAATGTATCTCTTCCATTCATCTACATTCCTGCCATCGGATATATTCATAAGCCTGTCTATGCACTCTTCCTTTGCCGTGTCGATGAACACCAGCTCTGCACCAAGCTCACGAGCAAGCCGCTCACGCTCTGATATCAACGGATATCCACCGATGATATATGCGCTCTGCCACCTGCCTCTTCTATACTTGACACATTCAAGCAAGTAGTCTCTCATCCCAAAGGCAACAGCATTAAGCCTCGGCGGCTTGATATATGGAACACATCCGGATACACAGTTCCAAATGCTATCCATGCTTACTATCAAGTCACCGGGTGACTTAACACCATTAACATAGGAGGACTTACCGCTCATGGGTGATCCATATACAATGTACACAGACTGTCTTCCACGAGCCAATTTATCATGTATTAGGTTATGGCATTTATGATGGACGAATACGATGTTATCAGGATTAAGGGATATCTCTGCGTCGGTGTAGTTATCCTCGGTAAGCGGAACCTGATGGTGTCCAATGCAGTCATACTTCCTGGTGATAGGTCTGCCACAGTATGCACATATAAGTTGCTTATGTTCATCCAGTCTTTCAACCTTCAATACCTTAAGCAGCTTCTCCCATTCTTTTGATCTATAGAAATCGGATAATGTTTTACCAATCATTATTAAATGCTCCCCTGCTCTTTGCCAGGCTCTCTGCTGCCCTCAGTCGGTCTTTCATCTCCCACTCAGGGCTTTTCATGACATTCGTCCAGAAAGCCTGTATCTCATTAACTGACGCTATGTGAAGTGCAGGATTGGCAGGATTAGTATTTTGCAGATAATCCAGATATGCCATATATTCCTGCACGTCTTTTCTTGCCACTAATTTGTATGCATTGCCTCTGGCATACTTTGGGGAGTAACCTGCCTTAACCGCTGATTTTTCGGCGTTTCCGGCACATTCGCCCCTATAATAAGTTGCCAACAATTTTAACTGTGGTTTGAGTTTAGGTTCATCCAAACAATCACCCCTTTATACCTTCTTGGTATAATCGAGGTATATCCAGCCAACTCCACTCTTTAATCTGCCCCATCCGTTCTTTGTCTCCGAAATGGTATATACGCCCTTCGGAAAATAATAAGATGGGTTCTTTTTTATCATGGCCTTGTCATCAGTGAGAAGGCCAACATCCTTATAGCCTGTACCTGGTCCAGAACGTATGTACAACGCTGTTGCTGTGATACGGACCTTATACGGCTGACTCAACTTATCAAGTGGCTCATGCTTCGTTGTCGGCTTGAGCACACCGGTTGCCTCTTCGTTGATAACCTTAACTGTGAGCTGATTTCTGAACCACTTCATATCCTTGCCGAACTTGGCAAGCCAGTGTTCAGGATCTACATGGCTGCTTGCATATCCTCTAGCTGCTGCCTCCTTGTGGCTGATCACATTCTCAACCGGAATGTTATACTTATCCATCAGATACCTACACAGATCTGCTGCCATCTTGAACGCCGCAGTGAAATATGTACTATCGTTAAGAGCGTCCTCGCAGATCTCAAGCTGGATATAAGAACCGTTGTATGAACCCTTAGAGCCTGATCCACAACCCCAGCACTTATAGTTCCAAGGAAGAGTCTGATATACCCTTACTGTGCCGTTTTTATCCTTTCCAATGAAAGCATGTACACATTTGCGATCACCCTTGGCCATTGCTCTGTTCCAGTCGTTTCCGTTTGGGTTCTTTCCCAGTATTCCATCATCCGGCTGTACATATCTTCTAAGGTTAGGATTGTTGCACCCGGTTGAATGTACGATTATACCATTTGGTGTGATATTTCCTGCTGCCTTATAGCAATCATTATTTGTTAAAAAACACTGCTTAATGTCCACTGCCTTCACTCCTTTCTAAATCTTCCACTCTATGGTTGAGTACCTTAATCTGTTCCTCTACCACCGGCATACGCTCCGCAAAGTGGTTGTGTTTATCAACCTTCTTTTCAAGTTGCTCTATACGATAGCCCATGAGTTTCATTCCACCCAGTGAGCCTATGCAGGTTCCAAGTAGACTTAACAGCCCTACTATTATTGACTCTAACATGAGCTGATCACCTACTTCTTTGCCTGCTTAGCAATCTGATCTACATATACTGCTGCCCCTGCCACAAGAACTCCCTGTGTTATTGCTGTGAATATACCCATAAGGCTTATTCCGGAAACCGCTGACACATACAGTGCGCTCAGCACCTCTCCTGCAGCTCCTAAGATTGCCGGAATATACTTGTCGTTGACCTTCTCTGTCTCTTTAAGGAATAATCCAATCACGATCAGTACAGGAACCAATATAAGCAGTTCCGGCTTGATATACTCTGTTATGTTATCCATACCTCCACTCCTTTCTTTCCGATACGTCATACATCAATGATAAGGCTATGTTTATGATATTAGAATGACTGTCTATGGACATTTTCGGGCATAAAAAAGAGACGGCCATTCAGGTCGTCCCCATCGTCTTGTAAATCTTAATACACAGGTTTTTCTTCCACCGGCTTACAGTTCTTACTTCCACTCCGTAGATCTCTGCTATATGCTCCAGTGTCAGATTGTCCCGGTAGTAATCATCAAGTAAATTAATATGTGGATGGTTCTTAAGCTTTTCTAACGCACGTTCAAGCACCGGATCATCACCTGTCTTGTAATATTCTCGTAGCCTATCTGATATCTGCTCATATATGATCAGGTCACTATATTTAATCATTGACTCTCCAAGCAATGCGTCTATGGTTTCTTTTACCACTGCTTTTACATGTTCATCTGTCATTACTTATATTACCCTCCATTTATTAATTATACAAAACATAACGGCCCCGCAGCTTCTTCCCCTATCCGCATGTTGGGCGTTCTCTTTCCTATGCATAGCTCTTCTTTTGCTGTATTCTTATGTCCAGGAGTTCCCCCTGTCTTAAATATTCTTTTGCTTTCACCGACCACATCTCCTTATTTGTTTTCTCTGATTGAGAATTCAATGCCTGTCTCTTCTTTCGCACCGTTCAAATTCTATTACCCATACCCACGGATTTGCACCCCATCCGTAGCGGTCAAAGTCGGATGGTTTGATGGTGGAGTTCCAAAGATATGAAAACGCATCTTTTGCAGTTCTAGGCATATCCTGCCACCAAGTACCCAAAAACGATTTTCTATGTTTATTGTGAAAATCAATCCACCAATCATCAGTAACAGCATACTTATAAAGATTTCCGTCCTTAGAGTATCCTCTTATGCCTTCCGCTTGTGACTGTACTTCTGTTATTTCCTGCAACCGCTCCACTCTTACATCTGTAACCTTAAGCCAGATACGTGTGGCTTCTTTTGGCATATGGATGGATGGGTGCCACTTCGCGTCTCCGCGTATTTCATCTGTTGCCCGATACATGTAGCAACCACAAGTTTTATCCAAAACGCCTTTCTTTGGTTCTTTGGGGCAATTTCCTCTTTCGTCTCCATCACAGTTCCAACATTCAAAACGCTCCCATGTTTCCCGAACGTACAGGATATCTCCCGGCTGATACGATGGCTTCGCATACTGAATAGAACCGCCGTATTCATCAATGCCAAATCCAAAGCATCCTACCTCTTTCTTTTCTGTACTGTCGGTAACAAAACCAAGTGGGTATGTACACTTTCCATAAGGCTGTGGCTTTATCACACGTCGGGTGCAAGTCTTTCGTCCGTCCAGAATCGCCCGAACCATCTCTGTATTAAACAATATTGGTTTTACACTCATTCGTCGTTCCTCCCTAATAACTCTGGATCGTCAAATACATTGCCGATAACTTCTGTATCAACCATATGAATCCAATAACCAAAATCTTTTCTGTAATTTTTAGTATACTTTCCTGACCAATCTACATAAAATCCGATATGCTCTGCTTTTGAGTTATCAAAACAGTTTTGATAACTGCCATATCTAATTGGTGCGCACGCATCACTGAAGAAATCTTTTACAATATCATTTTCCCAAATCAGCTTGCCGTGCTCGTCTCTCAAACCTGTGCATTGGCAGATGGTGGATGGGTCTACTTCAAATCTTTCAGCAACATCATACAATCCGCCGTGTATTAGTTGCCCGGTGTAAATATAATGTTTTTTATGTATGTATGCGTGAAATCCGATAACCCATTCTCCATTATCAGCTCTCTTTGCCTTGAATAAATATCTGTCTTCCATGTTCTCTCCTATTCCGCTTCTGATTGAAGCCATTCATAAATATCACTAAAATTCATCGTTATTTCATTATCATCAACGCAAAATTTGGGCACCGAGGGGTTCAAATCCCCTCAAACCCGTTACACAAAACACAACTGTCCATTCTCTTCTTCGCCTATCCTCATGTTTGGCATCCTTTTTCTTACACAAAGCTCTGGAAGATTCGACCTCACCATCGCCGCCGGTATAGGTGGACAAACTGCATTCCCACATCTCTTAACCTGTTCACTTCTTGAATATGTCTTACCTGTGCTGTCATGATCTATGATGTAATCATCTGGGAAGCCTTGGCACCCATACAGTTCTCTCGGCTCCAACATCCTAAGTCCAATATCCACTATCTGATACTGTTCGCCTTTGATGGTCACAAGTCCGAACCGGTCTCTTGATGTCACTGTGTCAAGTGGCTGTTCAATGTCCTGGCCAGTACCTTCGCCATAGTATTTGATCAGAAACGCTCTAACCTCTCCGAAGTGCCCGGCTGATGTAGTCACTGTATGTAATGGCTCTCTTTCATCCTGACCTGTGCAGGTCTTATAAAACTTGCTAAGGAATGATGTGACAAGTCCGTATCTGTTCGACCCATCCACTGTCATGATAGGGGCTTCTATGGTCTGTCCTCGTACTCCGCCGGAGGCAGTCTCTGAATGATACTGGATGAGCGTAGCCGTAAACAACCGGTTGTGATCTATTGTCGGTAGTGGTTTCTTAATGTCGTGAACTCTTGGAGCTTGTCCTATTCGTTCACCGTAGCCAATAGGTACTATGAACGGCTCAGGGTTGTCTAATACGAATTTCTTCAAGCCTCGTGCAATCCTCTGCATAGTTTTTGATGCAAGCGGCCTTACCGCTCTGATACCATATTTCTCTTTGATTTCCTCAGATGTGTCGAATATGCTCGGACATGGCAGGCTAAAATCAAGCTGTGTATATGCTCCTACATAAGGCTTAAGCAATCCAGCCTTAACTTCTTCGCTGTCCATGGGAGCGTGTGTAGGCTTCGGCCATATGATATCCCCTCCATCACACCTGGCTATCAGGAAAAACCTCTTCCTTGTGGTCGGTGCTCCGTAATCTGCTGCCACAAGCTCCCTGTACTGTACGTTGTATCCTAAGTCATTAAGCTGACATACAAACCGCCTGAATGTGTCGCCTTGCTTTGCCTTGATAGGATGGTGCCCTCTATTAAGTGGTCCCCATGTCTTAAATTCCTCAACATTCTCAAGCATGATCACTCTTGGTCTCACAAGAGCCGCCCACCTCAAGGCTACCCATGCAAGCCCTCTGATGTTCTTATCCTTTGGTTTACCGCCCTTGGCCTTGCTGAAATGCTTGCAGTCCGGGGAAAACCAGGCAAGGGCTACCGGATGTCCCTCACAGGCTTCCACAGGATCCACCGCCCATACATTTTCGCAGTAGTGCTTAGTAGTTGGATGATTGGCTTGGTGCATTCTTATAGCCTCCGGGTCATGATTGATAGCAATATCAACACTGTACCCGGTAGCCATTTCTATGCCGGTGGAAGCCCCGCCCCCGCCGGCAAAATTATCAATAATAAGTTCTCCATTTATCATGGCAGTACCTCCGGGAAGTCTTCGATCTCCATTTGCCCGGTTAAATCATCAGATTCGCATTCTTCGCACGCTTTCTTCATCTCTTCGTCCATGTCCGATTCTTTACCAATGTCAGTCAAAACCACTGGTTGTCTTTGGCCTGTTATAAACAATACCTCTTTCAGCTCATATAGTTTTCTTTCTCTCTGATTCACACAGATAATACTTAATGGTGCATCATCTGGAAAGCTACTTAAATATTCTTTTAATTCGCTATTCTTCATTCTCGCCACCTATATCAATCTTTCCACTCATTAAATCCGATAATAACGCATCCCGTAATTCTACCAAAAATCTGTTTTCCTCCATGTTCAGATACATGATGTGTTGCTTCCACATCTGCAAAATTGACATAAGAATTGTTGATACACTGTCCTTTCTCCCATTTTCGAACTTTAATTCTCCGCCTTTTTTCGATATTGCAATGAAATTTTCTGAAATGATTTTTTCTCCTGTGAACCCCAGCGTCTCATTCATCGCTTTGTTATTTTCTTCTGATACCTTAAATGTCTGGAAAATCTCGTACAGCCCTATTGCTTTCGCAAGACTCTCATTCATCGTCAGCTTCAAGCCGTTTTTTTCTTCGATCACATGGTTAAGCTCTGCTATGATTTCCTTGTATTCCCTATGCGGCTGTGGTTCAAAATCAATTTCAAAATATTTAGAAGGCAAAAGATTATATCCTTTTTCCTTGATATCCTCTGGTGATATACTCACAGAGAACTCTTTCTCTGTCGTGTGTTCTTCAATCGCTTTTATAGCACGTTCCATTTGTTCATCAGAAAAGACCTTCATTGCTTTCTTATATACTCTGTTTGTATGGCTTGCACTTCCATACTGTCCTCTCTGTTCACGTTCCACCACTTCATATGTATTTTTCATGTCAACAAGCTCTATTTGCGTGGTACTCTTATGCTTGTTGAAAACAATGATGCAAACTGCAATTCCTGTACTTTCAAACATATTGTTTGGACATGTTATGACTGCTTCTATTAAGTTTTTTTCAATCAGATACTTTCTGATTTCTTCTTCCTGCTTCAATCCATCACTCAATACACTGCACGGCAGTATGAAAACGCCTTTCGCATCCACCTTGTCCAGTGCGGTTAAAACAAAAGCAAAATTCGCATTTTTTTCTGGTGGAAGTTCACAGTCATTAAATCGTGATTGAAGTTGTGCAAATGGTGGCAATTTCCACCTCATGTTATATGGTGGGTTCGATATTAATGATATACTCATTATTCTACCTCCTTCACTTTTCCGTACTTGTCCCCTTTTGAGACTGTATATGTGTGGAAAATCTCGCCTTGCAATACGTCCGCATGATATACAGTGCATTGAATATTTCTTACTGCCATGTTGAACAGTAGAAACGGAAGCACATTTTCGTCAAACTCATATAATTCAAATTTCTGTTCTGGCATCATGTTCCATTTTTGAATGGTCAACGCACCACTCCCAGCACACATATCAATTATCACATCTGATTTTCCGACCAGCCGCCCAACAAATATCGAGAGGCTTTTCGGTGTGTAGTCCTGCATCTTCTCTTTCCTATCTGCTTGATAATACTGAAAGATCATTTGCAGCCAATCAACCGATAAGTCATTCTTAATCAACGTACAAAATTGTTCATATACACGAACATCGTTATTTGTTGCAACATCAAATAAACGGTTCGATATCTCATCTGTATTTTTGATTTTTAATAAATCAAGTGTCTTTTCTGTAAGTTCTTTTAATTCCATATTTTCAAAAGGAACCCGATATATCGTCACCCCGGCCGGAGGTTCGGCTCCTTTCATTTATGTTATTTTTCTTTGCTTAATAATGCCTGCTGCCTCTGTGCTATGCCGGCTATTGTGATTTTAAGCTGTGGCGATATTAACGCCTGCTGCCGTGCTCGTTCCACATTCCTGTCATACACTCTATAGAAGTTCGCCCGGTCTGCAACTATGTTCTCGGAAAAGCATAGTTGCCGGAAGCCGCCTATCTGTCTAACCGTGTTGGCTGTGATGGGATTAAGACTTGCTAAGGCTTCTACCGGGTTGTATGATCCATACTTGCATATAGCCTGCATTACCTTATCCCACTCCTCCCCTGCAAGGGGGTAGTCACCTGCTGCCACGGATACATATGCTTCCCGGATGTCCGCTATTGATGGTGACCATTTGTTGGTTGCTACCCACTTGTTCAGAGCCGCCTCAGCAACATCATACGGAATATCCTGTAGCTGCTTATACCACAGCTCCATAGCCTGGTTGTTTGGCAGCAGATTTTCCCTGGGATAGTATGTCTTTAATGCCATTGCAAATGTTGCAAATTCCTCTCTGTTCATGTAATCACCTCACCTATTACTAAATCAGCAAATTCTTCTTCCACCAGTTCCTCTGCTTCGCAGTATGCATTTCCCCCGGCATAGTAAGAAGTGCTTTCATTTGCCTTTCCATCTTCCTTTAGTTCCCAATACAAGTCATACAAGTCTCCAGCATAATCATCATCCGTAAGCGAAAGGTCTTCTTCACAGTAATGCTTACCTTTATATTCGTATATTTTCATACCATCACCACCTATATACCAAACTCCATATGAAGGTACTTTCCCGGATATTCTGTCTCCCAGTAGTAGTCTCCCATATACCAATCTTCACCTAGACATCTTTGGTCACACCATTCTTCACATTCTTCGGTGCCCTGTTTATCACCTGATACATCATCTACAATGTCCGCATTTCTTGTATCCATTCCTTCCAAATCAACATTCTCTTTAAGCCATTCATGAATTTCTTTATCCAATTCATTCCTCCGCTGTATCTTATCTACTATGACCTTCGGAATTTTTTTCATTCATATCACCCATCTCTTTCTTTCACTATTTATCTTAGTTCCATCATTGACGCCATGATCTTACTTTCGTCCTTACATTCAAGCTCCCTTATCATGTGAAGGTATACGTTTTGCGTGGTGGCCATGCTTGAGTGCCCTAATCTCCTGGATATGGTTGAAAGAGTCACTCCCTCATACATAAGCACAGACGCATGTGTATGCCTCAAGCCATGGATGGTTATAACCGGTATACCTGCTTTAAGGCACAGCTTCCGCAACCTATCATTTGCCGTTGAGCTATATATCTTCTCTCCCTTTCCAAGCTTGAATATTCTTTCTTTCACATTCATGCCTTTTATCAGATTTTCAAACTGCATTGCTGTTCTAAAGTCAAGAAGAATAGTACGCACAGATGACTCGTTCTTGGTCTTGCAAAAAGTATTCGTCAGCTTGTAATCAAACGCCTTGTTTATATGCAATCTCAGATTGTTAAAATCAAAGTCTTCCGGAGTAAGTGCCAGTGCCTCTTCAAATCTCAATCCTGTCTTAGCCACAAGCATAATGAACCAATCCCAGTTTATTTCTGATCCAAGCTCCAACACCTCAAGTAGTTTTTCGAGATCTTTCTTGCCAATATACTTAACGCACTTATTGATCGTTGGAAGCTTCCCCTTGATCACCGCCCGGTGTGATATATCCCTTTCCAGGACTCCATCGTCAAATGCGTCTACCAGGGACGCTCTGAGTTGATGGTGGAAGTCTGACGTGGTAGTTTTTTCATGTGTTAATGCATACTCATTTAATATATTTTGATATGAGTTTCTTGTAAGATCTTTCATCCTAAGATTTGGGGCTATTTCTCTCAATCTCTTAGCTGCCATATGATACTTGATCAATGTCACATGCCTTACCACTCCTTCCTTGTAATCTTTTATCCATCTCTCAAAATAGTCGCAGAAAAGTTCCTCTCTCTGCTCTTCTATACTCATTGCCATTTATGGATACCTCCTATGTGTTTAAGTTGCCTACCGCTCAGATATTTTTTACAACAACATACCCATTTCCGCCGGTGTTCTGAGCACCCTCATCTCGTCATATCCACTGTGGTACGGATCACACAGCGTGTCTCCCTGGACCACAACGGCTTTAATACCCATTAGCGACAACTGCACATATGTCATGTATACTCCATTCCAATCAAGATCCTGTGCAACCACACGAAGCTGCCTTTGATAGTCAAGTCCTCGCTCCTTCATAATCTGGGCAACAGCAATAATCATCCCGCCAGCACCTGCAGATGGCTCATGAATTTCAATCACCTCATTTTCTGATAAATGATTAAATTGAGAATCATACACTGTGGCAGCAGTAAGATATGATATGTTAAAGGGTGTAAAAAACTGACCAGTGACCTTGTTGCCGCAGCCTGACTTCATGTATATATCACCTAATACATCTCCGCCCTGTTCTTCCAAAACACCACACAACGCTCCGGTCATGTTGCTGATATTAAGAAACTCCTCTTTGCTATATTTGTTTGCTATATCTTTAAACCGTTTTTCTCTCTCGTAATAAACCTTATCGTGCATCATCCTACACGCATTGCTGATAGATATGGCTGTCATTGTTATCCAATCCGTAAATATCTGATAGGGTGTATATTTGCCAGACATATGTACTATGGTGTCAACGATCCACTTCTCGTTTTCATTCTCCACACTGTTCCGGCTCCTTTCCCCCAGCTATCTCCATGCCAATCCTGACTATCTGGCGGTTGATCTTTCCGTCTATCATCTTGTCAACTTCTTCACTGCAGCCATAGAGATAGATCAACTGGTCAAGCATGATCCTAACGTCTGCAATCTCCTCGACTATACTGCCCACAGCTTTTTTTACTTTCTCCGGGTCTCCTGAGCTCTGTGCTCTGTCCCATTTGTTAATGGCCTGTATGAGCTCCGCACATTCCTCTATGCACTGTCTGCTCTGAGCTGTGGATCCATAATAACCTGCTATGTCATGCAGCTTCTTTCTCCTGCTGCCTAGTTGCATTTCTCTTGTTTTCATGCCTCTCTTTAACTCCATGTCCTATCCTCCTTGCAATCATTAACCAATTTACCTGCGGCTTCCTCGTTACCCAGACGAAGCCCAGTTCGCCATCATCTCGTATGAGCGGTCAAGCTGCTCAGCCACCCGGTTCCTGCCCGGATCATATGCTGTTCCATTGGTTCCAGATCGGTACTGCCTTGATTCCTGGTTAGTTACTGCATCAATCACCCATCTTTTGATTGCAAGATAATGCGATTTAGATTTATATGCTTTCTCCGCTATGTATTCATCCAGGTATTTTATTGCCTTATCCCTGATATCCTCGCCATAATCGGCAGTAAGCTTCTCATATTCGGCAGCAGTTAAGAGTACATGCTTATACTCCCCATACTTCTTCTTGGGAGCCTTTGCCGCTCTGCTGCCGGCACTCTTGCCGGAAGAAGCGGCTATATTATCTATACTACACTTATCTATACTATCCTTATCTAATCTAATCTTATCTATACTATTCCAACATTTGCTTTCATTTTGTTCACACTTGCTGACATTTTGACAGCAAGTGTTATCATTCTGCTGACAAATGTTATCAGAACTATCACACTTTGTGTCATGGCTGGATATATCCGTATCCTGCTGCCCTGCGGAAGTATCATCAATGCATGTATCATCATCAGAATTAAGCCCGGAGCTGAAATCATACGTCTTATCCTCTTTCACCTCAAGCAGTCTCTTTTCTTCAATACACTGTGACGGCTTGATCCTGCTTGTCTGTATCTGGTTATTAACTTTCCAGTGACGAATTGCAACCACTCCTGACTCAAATTGTATGATGAAGCCCTTGGCAATCAACAGTTTCATGTCATCATCAGACGCAAGAATAGACCTCTTCACGCTCTTAGCATTGTTAAGGAAGCCCTCATCATCTGCGTTCATGCCCAGATGAAAATACAATGCCTGGGCAGATAAGGGCATTTCCTTAAAATCATCACAGCCTATAACCTGTAACGAGAACATTCTTTTTTCTGCCATAGCTTACACCTCTCTTATCCTTATGCCGTATGTATACAACATAAGCTTTCTTTTTATGATATAGTCTCTGGTTCTAAAGCCTTTCGTATCTTCAACCACCAGTTCACCCTTTTCGTTGTCTATGTATACAAAATCCGCAAGATATGAACATTCCTTTTCGAGGATTCTCCCTTTCTTGAATGATCCTTTGTGCGGTCCTCTTTCATAGATTTCATTGGTCAACGCTCTCTGTGTTGGGATAAGGATATACTTACGCTGCCGTTGCAGGTCGCTAATTGCTCCGGAAGCTTCAAGGGCTTTCAACTGGCTGTATCTTTGTGCTTCCTTCTTGCTGTCGAACACAATGCCGTCAACCTCAACCTTCCGGCTACTGTACTTGCTTACCTTGTTCTTGCCCATATCATCCTCATCTCCTCTACTTGAAGGGTAGATCATCTTCTATCCCCTCTGGAATACTCATGAAGCCGGAAGCTTCTCTTGGATCCGGAGCAGGTGAAGGAGCCTGCTGCCTTGAACTGCTGCCGTCATTTCCTGCCGTGTTCTTGCTCTCGGCAAATTCCTGCTCTTCTACCACAACATCTGTTGTATACACCTTATTGCCATCCCTGTTAGTATAGCTTCCTGTCTGTATCCTTCCGCAGACACATATCTTCGTGCCCTGCTTAAGGTACTTATCTGCGAACTCTGCTGAACGTCCAAAGGCTACGCAACTGATGAAATCCGCACTCTGCTCATTGTCTTTTTTATACCTTCTGTCTACGGCAAGGGTATACCTTGCCACTGCCATCTGTTCGTCTCCCTGCTGAGAATACCTGATCTCAGGATCCCTACACAGCCTGCCTATCAATATGACCTTGTTCATTCCTGTTCCTCCTCTTTTCTCTTGCTACTGCAAGTCTCTTTTCCCTGGCACCCATCCCAAGGATGGCAAGAGCCATAAGCATTAAGCCTAATGCTGTAAATAATATCCTTCCCGGTCTTCCCAGACAGAAGTCTGCCACCTCGTAAAAGAAGACACAGAATAAAAGGATTACTGTGCTCATCACTGCAAGGGTACTGTAAATGAAATCATCCATGTTACCGCTCCTTCCTTACACCCCAGACAAGGTACACTTAGCCAAGTCTAAATAAAACTTATCAATACTCTTATAAAACGGACAATCGCCGGTAAATGTAGTGTTGTTAAGG